TAAGTATATTAGCGATTACTACTGCAGCCCTGTGCATAACTTGAAGGCCCACGAGTTATCCACTGTGGTACGCACGCAACATGTGGCGGAAATACAACAAGAAAGTGTTGCGGTGACGCAACACCCCCCGGGACCCCCCGCCGGGCTTTGGGTTGGTACCGATATTGTATCCGCCTACTAGTGGGGGGAAAAAGCATTCACTATAAAACGCTTGAATATCAAGCACTTACAAACTTACGTCCTAATGAGGGAATCTTCTGTCCTCTTGAGGGAAAGTCGAATAAACCGACATATAGAAGAGGAGTTGTATCCGCTTATAGAGCACACACTGAGTTGTAGACGTTATTGGAGGAGACTATTATGCCAGTAGGACCAAACGGAGAACTTTTACCATATCCAGGCGACCCTGGATTTCCTGGTGGGCCAGGACCAGGTATGCCACTAGGCGGAATGCCTCCCCAGGAGATGCCAATGGGAATACCTATGGATCAGGGTATGCTAGACCCTGCAATGCAGGACGAGGGCATGATGCCGCCAATGCCGCCACCCGACCTGGAAGCAGGCGCTGCCCCTGGGATGAGGCAGGCCATTATAGGACGCCTGGAGGAACTGGAGATGGAAAAGGCCGAACTAGAAGCCGCTCTGCTGGAGATGGGATCAGACTCACCGCAAGCCTCGCCTATGCCTCCGGGACTGCTTGGTTAAATGGCTGACAACGCTGACCAGGACTGGCTTGACCTCCTGGCGAACATAGGAAATGTCACAGGCCAAGACTTCCTGCAGCAGTATCAGGACTCTGGGAAGCTTTTAGGGTGGCCTAACCTAGACCCCGACATGCTTAAAACTCTCGGCGTGTACGCCGTTGCTACGTCTAGTAATCCGTATGCAAGCGCCACGACGGGCATTGACAAACTAAATAAGGGGCTTTGGGACACTTACGGACCGCTTGGGCTGGGGTTTCGTGATAAAACCAGGAAGAGCAACTTAGCCGCCATGATGCTCGGTTATGAGGACACCGGCGCTGCTAAGAAGGCAGGCGTAATGGACACCTACGGCGCGTACCTGGAGGGCATCCTAGACGATGCTGAAGCTATGAAGCAAGACTCTGGCGGTGCGGGTCAGACCAGGATGGAAACAATAGCGGACCAGGTAGAAATGGGAATGCTTGACTTTACCTCGGGGGACGACTGGGAATGAGAACAGACAAACAGGACGTATTCATAGAGGAGTACTGCCTCACAGGAAACGCTGCTAAAGCGGCTATAAAGGCAGGCTACTCGGAAAAGGTCGCCAAACAGCGCGGCTACAAGCTAAAGGAGCAGTTCGCTAAGGAGATCGAGGAACGGACAAAGAAGATGCTCCAGGACTCCGTACCAGGCGCTCTATCCAACCTGAAGACCCTTTCCACTGACGCCATAAGCGAAGCAGTGAAGCTGGGCGCTATCAAGGACATTCTGGATAGGACCGGCTATAAGCCCGCTGAGAGGATCGAGCAGACCATCTCACACGCTGACATGACCACCGACGAGCTAAGAAGAGAACTGGAGGCGCTAACAGGGACCACTGAGATAGAAGAAGTACCCGAACTGGTGAACTGATGCCCCACACAGCAGAGCACAAGGTACCTATAGAGGAAATATTCTGGCAATCCCCCTTGCCGGACGTATACAGGGGCGAGATAGCCCCTGGACCTCCTGGGATACTCGACGATCCGCCAAAGAAAAAGGAGAAGAAAGTTGAAAAAGAGGTAAAGGACAAGGGCAGCATTCTCGACTGGTTCATCAGCCCCGCTGGTGGGGAAGAAGGGCTGGACATTGATAGGAAGCACCCGCCCATGTGGCAGTTAGCCGACGCAGAGTTCAGGACCCAGCTAGACCCTAAAGGAGTTTCTAGGTATTCCGACTTGTACCGGGACCCTAGCAAATACGCTCATTTAGCGTACTACTATCCCAAGGACGACATGGGGTATTTCCCCCACGGACTAAAGCACAGCGTCGATGCCTTTCACATGGACAGCCCGTCAGAGTTTGGGGAAACAGCCTTCAGTAGGGGTGGATGGGCGCCAGCATCTGAGGCCATTTTACCCAATCAGCTTTTCCGCCAAGGACACAGCTACCTGTCTACCGCTGGCATGGACCGTCCCAAGGTTCCTGACTGGCACAGTGATGAACGACTTCATGGGCTGGGGAAAGGACCGGAAGACAACTGGCACCACGAGGCTTTCCACGACGCCTCCACTAAAGCAGTACAGTCGGAGTTCATGTCCGTACCGCACAGGACGATTTATAACTACCTTAGTGTCGCTAGGCCAATGGGCATTAGTATTGAAGAGGCCTTGGCCCAGTACCATGACAGCCTTTACCCCAAGTCACGCTATGCGGCGGAAAACTCCAGGCGGTGGTTAGCCGATGAAAAAGAGGAGGCCGAGAATCAGTCTCTTGATCCAGATAACACGCCGCAGCAGAGAAAGGTCTGGGCAGTGTACCTGATTACCTTGCAACACCTGGATGACTTGTACAATCAAATATTCGACGCAGCACAGCAAAGACACGAGTCACTGGGTTACAAGTAATGCCACTACAACGCTGTAATATGAAAAGCGGTAAGAAAGGCTGGAAATGGGGAGAGTCAGGCAAATGCTACTCCAGCAAGGAAAGCGCTAAAAAACAAATGAGGGCTATCTATGCAAGTGGCTACAAGGGCGGAACTAGAACAAGCCGTAGACATAGCTAGAGAACTGCGTCAGAGGGAACGATACAACAGGATCGACTACTATGATCCGTACCCCTACCAGCTAGCCTTTCACGAGACAGGCTCTCTCTGCAACCAACGCCTTTTAATGGCTGCCAACCGCATAGGTAAATCCTACTGTGGTAGCGCGGAAATGTCATTTCACCTGACCGGGCTGTACCCGGAGTGGTGGAAGGGAAAGCGGTTCAAACAGCCTATTGTGGGCTGGGCCGGTGGAGTCTCTAACGAGACTACCAGAGACATAGTTCAATTCGAGTTATTGGGTTCCCCAGATGACCCGGAGGCGTTTGGTTCCGGTACTATACCGAAAAAATACATAATTAAGACCGAACGCAAGCCCGGTGTCCCTAACGCCAAATCGGTCGCCCTAACCAGGCACGTTAGCGGTGGGAACTCTTCTTTATTCTTTAAGAGTTACGAGTCCGGCCCTGAGAAATGGCAGGGCAGGAGTGTGGACTGCATTTGGCTCGACGAGGAGCCAAGCAGGGACATCTACTCACAGGCTGTCACGAGAACCCTGGACCGGAAGGGTATGGTCTATATGACGTTTACCCCTGAGAACGGTATGACGGAAACCGTCGCGTCCTTTATGAACAACCTGCAGTCAGGGCAATCCCTCAATAACGCGACCTGGGACGACGCGTCTGAGAGGGTGTTCTCCATGCAGGGAGAAAGGGGTCACCTGAACGAAGCCGTTATGGAGCAGATACTTTCCTCGTATTCTCCACACGAGCGGGAGATGAGGCGCTACGGAAGACCCTCAATTGGTTCGGGATTGGTCTTTCCCATCAGTGAAGAGAAGCTGATGATAGACCCGATAGTCATACCCGACCATTGGCCTCGTATATGTGGTATAGATTTTGGTTTTGACCACCCAACGGCCTGCGTTTGGATGGCTTTCGACAGGGACGAGGACGAATGGTATGTATACGACTGTTATAGGCAATCAAAAGCCTCTCCGTCCATCCATGCGTCGACTATACGGACTAGACCTAACTTTATCCCCATTTCTTGGCCCCATGACGGCAATAGACGAGATTCTATGGGGAATCCCGGCCTGGCTGAGCAGTACAGGCAGTTGGGATGCAATATGCTTGCTTTTCACTTCGAGAATCCTCCTGCTCTAGGCGAGAAGAAGGGCGGAAACTCGGTCGAGGAGGGCATAATGGCCCTTTTGCAGAAGATGGAGAACGATAAGTTCCATGTTTTCGCCACTTTAGGCGATTGGTGGCAGGAATTCCGCATGTATCACCGAAAAGACGGAAAAATAGTGCCTTTTCACGACGATCTGATGAGCGCGACCAGATACGCTGCGATGGCTAACAGGTTCGCTGTGTCTGGCAAGGACCCGACATGGACCGGGGATTTGAAGTATAAGAACTATGGCATCGTCTAATACATCCCTGGGTCCTGTAAGACCGCCCTACCAGCGGTTCCTGAACATAGGGGAACGCGTAGGGGAGAACATAGAGGCCGGATTAGGCCTTCTAATGGACGATCCAGAGAAGGAGTCTGTATTCCACGAAGAACCTCTGATAAAGAACCTAGACCGCCTCCTAGAGGGAAATAGGTCCGATCTGCGGTTTCCTATAGCTGTTCCTCCCGACGCAGTATCAACGTATGCCTTAAGGAAGGCATTGGGCCTTTTAACCACCGGTTTAGCGCCGGTCGTAGGCCCTGTACAGGCCCTGGTAGAGGAACCTATATCAACCCAGCTACAGCTAAAGGGTGACGTTAAACGGGGCGTAGCTGACCTGTTATCTATAGCGCCTACTTTTGCGCTCCCTTGGTACGGACTAACAAGGGGCAGCACGGTAACCAGGGGCTTAAAAGCGCTACAAAGCACTAGAAAAGGCCCTAAGCCAAACAAGTACAGCGACGTAGCGGTAGACCGGTGGAGAAACCTCGATCTATTGACAACCACTGGCAATCCCATGATGTGGGGGTACTTGGATGTTCCAGTAGGCACGAGGGCAGCCGTTCGTTTGAACCTGGAAGCAACTGATGCGCTGGGTAAGGGTTCTCAACTGCAGGCCATACACCTCTTTGACGAGACGACCCAGAGTGTGAACCGGATAGGGCAGCATGTAGCCCACAGTAATGCTGTTCCCCTGACAAACATTGAATTCACGGTGCATCAACCCACCAGGATCGCTATTGCACAAGGGCAAAATAAGTCCAAGGCAGCGGCGGTTGTGGGGGATATCGCGCACTTCAGTCAGTCTAAAGTAAGTCGCATAGTGAACTCTGCGGATGTAGTGGTTGGCATGAATCCCCGTGGGGGTAACATGTTCATCGACCTATCCAACGGGATGCCTGTAAAAAGCGCGGACATCGCTGTCGCTAAGGGAAGGGCTGTCTACCTCAAGGGCAATGTTCAGTACTACACCGCTGACGAACTAAGCGGAGGCAGATTCTTTCCTGCCAATACCCTGGACGTAGGACGTACTCAACATAGGCCAACAGGGTTCTACAACGCTCCAGGAGTGTCCTCTATTAAAACAAGGGAGGGGTACGACGTTATTACCTCGAGGGGTGACAGGCCAGTGGTGGGGCAGTTCGAGAGCGAGTTGTTCGATCTGAGGCAGGCTTTTAGGGACTACCCTCAGTTCGCCATACCACACTCTCTGCACAAAAACCCTGACCTGATAAAGGAGTATGAGAGGAAATGGGCTTTTGTCAGTAGGCCCGATAATGTAAAAAGAATAGTAGCGGCCTTTGATCGCGGTGCCAAGGCCGGAGGGCTTTCCTGGTACAACACAGAGCCATTGAGACTGCGCTTTATAGAGGAGTTTGGGCCGGAGGTGGGAAATAATCAGTTTGCTCGGTTTATGGGCCTAGTTGCAGCCGCTAGTTCTCGCACTAATGTTACGGAGGACATACGCATCTCTATGGAGGTGTACGGGCGAATGGCTCGTGCTCAGCAGTCTGGCACAGCCGTTTCCTTTGCTGGTGTAAAGGGGATGATACAAGCAACACACGGCAATACCATGCGGGACGTTATAAATGCTACAGACATGTCTCCTGGGGCAGGTTATTTCGGTGATCCTTATGGTAGGTATCCGCGTACAAAAACGAATAGGTTTAACGAGAACCTGTTGGGGAATCTATACCCCATAACAGTAGACACTCATAACCTAAAGATGCTTACCGGCGATAGAGGCCTCCCAACTCCGTTCGATGACATGCGGTACCGGTACGCAGAACTCCCTCAGCAGGCAATTGCTGAGCGACTAGGAGTGCCTGGCGCGATGTATCAATCAGCCACTTGGGTGGGTGGCAATACAGGCGTGCTAGACCCGAGGCCATTCCTACAGCTTCTGGAAGAGCGCATTATACTCAACGCGGGCTATTCCGGTATGAAGCCCAACGTGTGGTTTAAGAAGTGGTTGAGAGGGGACATACCTGCAGTGTTCTCCATGGGACCCCTAGCAATGACTGGCGGTGGCGCACTGATCGCTAACGAGCTATTCAAAGAACCAAAGGATAAGGAAGGGACTTAGTGGCAAAAGAAAAAATGACCGAAGAAGAACTGGTTTCCCGTATAAAGGGTGAGATAACAGACTCTCTTGGCTACGGTGACGAACTTTCTCTCCAGCGTGAGAAGGCTATGGACTATTACTATGCCATGCCCTTCGGCAATGAAGTAGACGGTCGTTCTCAGTTTGTAGACTCCACCGTTATGGACACCATAGAGTGGATAAAACCCTCCCTTATGCGTGTTTTTGCGAGTGGGGACGAGATGGTGAAATTTACGCCTGTCGGACCCGAAGACGTTCCAATGGCTCAGCAGGCTACGGATTACGTGAATTACGTGTTCACTAAGCTGAATCCGGGTTGGTCTATCCTCTACGCATGGTTTACAGACGCCCTGCTATCTAAAAACGGAATTGTGAAGGTCTGGTGGGAGGAGAACTCCACAGAAGAGCGTGAAGAGTATTTCGCTTTAACAGACGACGAACTCAATTCACTACTGGCTGACGAGAACGTAGAGGTCATTGAGCACACAGAGGACATCCTAGAACAAGACAACGGTATGGGTGGCATTACCGCAGAACCCGCTCACGACATCACTATAAAAAGAACCATTGTACACGGGCAGGTACGTGTCGAGAACGTCCCCCCTGATGAATTCCTTATCGCTCGGGAATCTAAGACTATAGAAGAGTCTCGTTTCGTATGTCACAGGGTCAAGAAGACCCTATCCGATCTTAGGGAGATGTACGGGGACATAGACCCCGCCGACCTGGGCAGCGAAGATGACATGGGTGACTTCACCACTGAGCGTAGAGCGCGTTATGCCTTCGACAACTCAGACAACTTCGGGTTTAACTCCTCCGAGACAGAGGAGGCCTTAAAGACCTATTGGCTCCATGAAAATTACTTAAAGACAGACTATGACGGGGATGGTATAGCTGAACTCAGGAAGGTAAGCATAGTGGGAAGTTACGTCCTGGAAAACGATGCGGTCGACTACATCCCGTTTGTTTCCATTACGCCCATCAGTGTACCCCACAAGTTCTTTGGACTGTCTGTCGCTGACCTTGTTATGGACCTGCAGTTAATTAAGAGCACCCTGATGCGAAATCTCATGGACAACGCCTATAACCAGAACTTCGGTCGGTATGCTGTTCTTGAGGGTCAAGCGAACTTAGACGACCTCTTGACACAACGACCAGGTGGCGTGGTCAGAGTTAAGTCTCCGAACGCTATCATGCCCTTAGCCACGCCTCCTCTGGAGAGTTACTCTTTTGATATGCTCGAGTATCTTGACGGCGTCAGGGAGTCTCGGGCTGGTGTCTCTAAGATGTCTCAGGGCCTAGACGAGAACGCCCTGAAATCCCACACGACTGCTGCGGCTGTAAACGCTGTTACTACAGCGGCCCAGTCCCGTGTTGAACTTATTGCAAGGAACTTCGCAGAAACAGGCGTGAGACAGCTTATGCGGACCATCTACAACCTTTTACAGAAGCACCAGGACAACGAAACGGTTATGGAGTTGCGCGGGGATTGGATTGAGGTAAGGCCCTTCAGTTGGAGGCCTGCCCTGGACTGTACAGTGTCTGTTGGGCTTGGTAGCGGCAACAGGGATCAGCAGCTTATGCACCTGAGCGCTATGATTCAGTTCGCGTCCGAGACTATGGCTGGCGGTTTGCAGGTAGTTTCGCAGAAGAATATGTATAACATGGGCGCAGAACTGCTCAAGAACATGGGATTTCCTAATGTGCAGGACTTCCTGACCGACCCCGACACTATTCCTCCGTCTGGCCCATCACCGGAGGAGCAGCAAGCCCAGGCAGAGGTAGAACTCAAGAACAAAGAACTGGACATAAAGGCGGCAGACGTTCAAATAAAAGCGCAGAAACTCCAACTAGAGGCGCAAAACGATCAGGTAGAGGCCCGATTAAAGAGCGCTGAACTCAACCTAGAGGCTCAGCAGGATCGGGCCGTAGCTATAGGAAGAACATGACCGACGAAATAAGGGAAGCACAAGCTAAGAGGCTTCTCGAAGACGCCTTATTCAAAGAAGCGTTTGATACGCTTGAAAAGGATATCATGGATACTTGGAGTTCAACGGGTATCGATGATGGTAGAGCCAGAGAGACATGCTGGCTATCCATAAGACTCTTGTCAAGAATCAAGGTTCATTTA